CCGCCGATACGTCAACCGGTGCCCACGTCACGCGGTCGATCAGGTCAACGGTCAGGGTCGGGCGGGTGTCGCCTTGGACGAGCTTGATGCTGGCCATTAGAAGAACCTCGGCGGACGCACGCGCAGGGTGCCGCGAGTGAGGCCGCGCTGACGCTCCTCGGTTGCCCGGCCAATCGCGCTGTTGAACATGGTCCGGTACTTGAGCGCCATCGCCGGATCGCTGAAAGTCTGCCCCGGAATTTCATGGATACGCGCCCGCGCGCCCATACCGATCTGCTCAGCCCACCGGTTGTACAGAGTGTCGTCCACATCGAAGCTGTCGCGCGTCGGTTTGAGCGCCACGATCAGCTTCAACCCTTCGGCCATCGAGATGATCGGCATCGGCACGACCGTGATCTCGTCCGGTGTGCTGTGGGTGAAGTAGCGAGGGCTGCCCTCCATGATACGCCAGTCGAAGGTGTACAGCTTGCGCAGTTCATCCTCGCCCGCCGGGCGCATGAAGTAGTTGTCGTACCAGCACTCGACAATCCGGCAGACCTGCGTGAAGTCAGGCACGTCCAGCTGGTAGGTCCGAACGTACGCCGTCGTCGGCAGCGGGTCGTGCTCGTAGAGCCACCAGTGCGACTTGTCGCAGAACTCGATGCAGGCGTTGCGGATCGCGTTGACCGCCACGATTTCCGGGCACTCGGGGACGTAAGGCAGGACCTCGGGGAGGAACTCCTCGTAACGTGTGCTCACGAGACACCTCCTTCAACCGCTGGGTTGGGTGGCGCGAGTCCGATGTTCGGGTTGTTCGCCTGCTCCGCCGACACCTTGGCCCCGAGGAAGCCATTGAACATGCTGAGGTAGCGCTGAGCCTCATCGCTGTTGGCGTACTCGACGTACTTCGACAGGGCGCGGAACATGACGTAGTTGACGAGCGCGTCCTCGTAGGCGTCGGGAACCGAGATGGCGGACGCCTCGGAGGAGATCATGGCCGGGAGCGAGGCGTAGTTGATCTCGACGTAGCCCTGCCCGTTCGACGGCGGGTAGACGAAGAACGACGTCTGGTCCTGCGGGTCGAACACGAAGTTCTGCGTCACGGCGCTGGCTGTCGCGGAATGCCACAGCGGGTTGAACGCGTCCATCAGGCGGCGCGAGGCAATGCGGACCGCCCGGCCCGGTGTGGTGCCTGTCGTGCCCATGTTGCGGATGACGTCGAGCAGTGACCACCCTGTGGACGGGATGCTCTGCCGCGACCCGACTGCCAGCTTGATGACGGCCACGGTATTGGACGACGACGGCTGGAGAACAACAATCAGGCGCTGCCCCACGTTCAACCATTCAAGCAGGTCCGTTCGCGGCCACTTGACCCCGTTAACGTCGAACAGCTGCCTTGCGCAGCGGTCGATGATTGTCCCTGCTGTGACCGTACCCATCAGCCATTACCACCTGTGAACGATCCCTGCGTCTGGAGGGTCGGGGCCATCAGCTGGTCCATCTGCTGAGCGAGCTTGCTCTGGCTGCCTGCCGCCCGGCCAAGCACGGCCATGAACGCCTGAAGGTGGCCCGGTGCCTTCTGCTGGTCCACGAACTCGACGTTCTTGGAGTAGGCCCGAAACAGGATGTAGTCGAGCAGCGCGGGCGAGTAGACGTCGGCGATGGAGATGACGGTGGCCTCGGTGACGTCAGCCGGGATTTTCGAGTAGATGATCTCCAGCTTGTTGGTGCCCGGCGATGGCGGGTACACGTAGAAGTTCATCCGGTCGCGGACGTTGTACATGTAGATCGTCTGTGTCGTGCTGGTAGCAGTCGAGTACCACGTGGGGTTTGTCTCGTCGAGGATCGCCCGGTCGGCGACCTTGACAGCCCGGCCCGGTGTGTTGCCGTCGAGGCCCATGTTGCGCGTCACTTCGAGCAGCATCCACCCATCGGTCGGGATCGACTGCTTGGTGCCGGAGATGAGCGAGATGTTCTGCGTGGTGCCTGTCGCCTCGGGGACGATGGATACAATCGCGCGCTGCCCGTCGTTGAGGTACGACAGCAGTTCGGCGCGGGACCAGCGGATGTTGTCGATGTCGAACAGCTGGCGGGCAGCGTTGTCGATGATTGTCGAGGCAAGGATGACGGGCATTAGGCGCTCCTGTTCGGCTCAGTCCGGTTGCTCGCGAGGAACGCGACGAAGGACTGCATGTACATCTCGGCGGTCTTCTGCCCAGCAGCGAAGTCCGAGTCCTTCTGGTGAGCGCGGGCCATGACGTAGTCGAAAAGCGGGGTCTGGTAGATGTCGCGGACCGTCAGCAGACTCGTGGTCGAGGCAAGGTCGGCAGGCATCACCGAGTAGACAAGCTCCACGGTCCCGGTCCCGGTGTTCGGCGGGTAGACGTAGAAGTACCGCTTATCGACCTCGTCGATGAAGAAGTGCTTCACCGTCGCCGAGGCGGCGTCAGTGGTCCACGTGGGGTACTGGATGTTGAGCAGGTCTCGGGGGACCGCGTTACACGAGCGACCGTTCGCGTTGCGGTTGATGCGCAGCGCCACGTGGCCGTCGGCGGGAATTGTCTGGCGAACACCTGCGACGAGGCTGGCGTTGGAGATGGTGCTCGACGCTTCCGGCATGGCGGCGACAAGCGTGCGCTGTCCGTCCGACAGCCACTTGAGAAGTTCTGCGTCGGTCCACCGCTGCGCCGATCCGGTGTCGATCAACTGCGTGCGAACGCGGTCGATGATGCTCTGAGCTTGGACAGGCATGGAAACTCCGTGCGGGTGTCAGTGGGGGACCGAAGTCCCCCACCTATTCACGATCAGGCGTACTGCGCGATCACCAGCGACTCGGGCTTGATCGTCTTGTAGCCGTAGATGTTCAGGCCACGGACGAGGGTGCCGAAGTCACCGGGGTTGGGCAGGCTCTCGACCTTGGCGATCTGCGAAGCGAAGGTGATCGCGGTCTTGTGACCTGCCACGATGCACTTGCGCGCCACGGCGTTGGCGGAGATGCCGGTGCCGGTGGTGGTGCCGTCGAAGTTCTGCCCAGCAGCTGCGCTCGGGAGCAGGTTCGACACGTAGACCGTGAAGCGGTCGATGGTGCCGATCTTGCCGTTGCGCAGGATCGAGGTGCTGTCGCCGGTCAGGTACGCCTGCTGAAGGTTCGAGTTCATCAGCAGGTTGCGCACCAGCGGGCTGATGACGAGGAAGCGGTCCGTGTCCGGCACGTTCTGCTCGTCCAGCACCGAGGCCATCGCCGTGATCGTCGAGACGACGTTCGACGTTGACAGGGTCAGCGGCGCACCACCGAACGGGTTGGTGCCGGCGTTGTAGGTGCCGCCCGCACCGCCGAGGTTCAGAGCGCCCGACTTGACACCGGCGACGGTGCCACGGTTAGCCGCAGCGGTGGTGTCCATCGACATCTTGAGGATGTCGGTGTCGATGGCGATGGCCATCTGCTTCGCCGCGTCGTTGGTGAACATGTCCATCAGCTTCGGCTGCGACTGGTACTCGATGACGTCGGAGACGTTGACGCCGAAGTACTTCGCCTTGCTGATGTCGAGTTCGACCTTGCTCGGAGCCGGGACCTCGTACGCGAGGGTCTGGCCGACCGAGTAGTCGTTGATCGTCACCGACGGGATGTTGTTGATGACGACCTTGTCGCCGATGTTGCGGATGTCACCCTCGTACGAGGTGTTGGCGATCTCGCCGAACACGGTCGTCGCGTAGAACTTGACGTTCAGCTTGCCCGACCAGATGGTCGGGATGAAGGTGCCCGAAGCGGCGGGGTTGGTGTTGAAGGCACCAGCGGAAGTGGTGCCACCGGCAGTGCCGGAACCGGAAATCGCGATAGGCATAGTAGAACTCCTGTTTGCCTGTTTGCGACCAAGTCCGGCACTGCGGGCGTGCTAACTAGCGGATGCGCCCCTCGGCGACGGCTCGGTCAATCTCTGCTTCGATCCGCACCTGCTCTGCCTCGTTGCCGCGATAGTCGCCCCGTGACACCGCCTTGTAGAACTGGTCGATTTCAGACGTCGTCCAGATCAGGTCGGTCGTGTTGGAAGGCGCAGTCGTGGACACCTTGGACGTGCCGGGTGCGACTTGACGCTGGAGTTGCTGCTTCACGGCGGGGGCCGGTTCCGGTGTCGGAGGAGGTGCCGTCATCTGCTTGTACGCATTGAACAGAGCCGCCGTGCGCTGGAAGTCAAACGAGTTCCAAGCGTTCGTCAGGTAGTCCTGCCGGGCCAGTCCGCTAAGCGGATCGACCTCGGAGAGCCAGCCGAGGAACCCTTCATCGACGTTCAGAACCTCGTAGTCAGGCACAAGCCGCGCCAGTTCTGCGAAGTAAGTCCGTCGGTCGTTCGACACCTGACGTTCGGTGACACCACTCAGCTGGTCATTCAGCCTCTGGTTCTCCGCCTTCAACTCGGCCATCTCAGTACCGACCATCTGCGCCGCGACTTCGCGGGCCTTCCTGTCGATGACGTCGATGAGGTCCGAACCGAAAGCCTCAACGTCCTTGTCTGTCACCAGTGGCTGTGCGGGTTCGGTAGGCCGGGCCTTCTGCTCCTTGATCCGCTCGATCTCAGTGAGTGCCGTCGCAAGCTGGTTGCGCAAGTCCCTCAGGTCGGCGTTCAGACGCGGGACTTCCGCGTTGTACTTGCCCTGAATGGTCTTGTACCGGCGCTCCCATGTCTCGTCGTCGGACGTGGTCGCTTCGGGTTTCGGGGCCTCCGGCTCCATCGCAGGCGCAAGCGCCTGCTCAGCAACTGGCTGCTCCCCTTCGGGTTCTGCGTTGGCTTCCTCGGTGGGCGGCTGTTCCGTGGTTTCGGGCGCAATCCCGGCCACCTGATTTTGCAGTCGCTCGGCTTCGTCAGCCAGTGCCTGAACCTGTTTGGGTAGTGACATGTTTTTCTCCTGCTCCGGCTACGCCTCACTGGTCCCTAGGGTGTCAGCTGCGCGATACGGTCTGCGGGTGGGGATGGAAGCTAGAGAGTCGTCTCCCTCAGCTTTTCAAGCTGCTTGGCCGCGTCTCGGACCAAGC